TTTATGGGATGCTGATTCTGGAATGATAGATCGATGGCATAAGTATGTTCAAAAGCATCTGAGAGATAACTATAAGAATCTTGATGAGAAGATTATATTTGAAAATACTGAAGTGACTAAGAAAGATTATGCTACTAAACGATTACCTTACAATTTAGAAGAAGGTGATATTTCAGCATATGAAGAATTAATCTCAACTTTGTATCACCCACCAGAACGTAAGAAATTAGAATGGGCAATAGGATCGATCATATCAGGCGACTCTAAAAAGATTCAAAAATTTATTGTTATGTACGGTGCACCTGGAACCGGTAAATCAACAATATTGAATATTATAGATGATATGTTCCGTGGATATACGAAAGTATTTAATGCTAAGGCCCTGGGATCATCTAGTAATAGTTTTCAGTTAGAGTCGTTAAAAGATAATCCATTGATAGCTATACAGCATGAGGGAGACTTATCAAGAATTGAAGATAATACAGTTCTTAATAGTGTAGTGTCTCATGAAGAGATGCCTGTTAATGAAAAGTTCAAATCTTCATACACAATGATATTTAATAGTTTCCTGATCTTAGGTACTAATAAGCCTGTAAAGATAACAGATGCTAAGTCGGGCATATTAAGAAGACTTATAGATGTATCTCCATCTGGCGAAAAGTTGCCTAACCAAAAGTATAACGAATTGATGAGCAAAATTAAATTCGAATATGGTGCGATAGCTTATCATTGTTATCAAGTTTATAAGAAAGATCCGAAAGCTTATGATTCTTATGTTCCCACTAATATGTTGGGGGCTTCTAACGATTTTTATAACTTTGTACTTGATTCGTATGATATTTTCAAACGAGAAGACGAAACCACTTTGGGTTCTGCCTGGGAATTGTATAATCAATACTGCAATTATGCTAAAGTCCCTTATCCGTATACTCAAAGAGTATTTAAAGAAGAATTAAAAAATTACTTTAAAGAGTTTAAGGATAGAGCAGTATCTAAAAATGGCGAACGTGTTCGTAATTATTATTCTGGTTTCTTATCGAATAAGTTTGAATATGTATCAGTAAATCAAAGTGAAGAAGATTTAGGACGTAAAATAAGTTTAAGAAATATGTCGGTATCTAAATTCGATGAAATGTGCCAAGATTGCCCAGCACAATATGCAACACCAAAAGAATCACCTATGCAGAAATGGGATGAGGTCACAACAACTCTTGCCGATATTGATACTCATGAACTTCATTTTGTTAGAGTGCCTGAAAATCACATTGTTATAGACTTTGATTTAAAAGACGATAATGGTTATAAGTCTTTAGAAAAGAATTTAGAAGCAGCTAGTAAATGGCCACCAACATATGCAGAAGTTAGTAAAGGTGGTCAAGGCATACACTTACATTATATTTATACAGGGGATCCCAAAAAATTAAGTAGAGTGTATGAGGAGAACATCGAAGTAAAAGTATTTACTGGAAAGAGTAGCTTAAGAAGAAAATTAACAAAATGTAATAATCTTCCGATAGCATCTTTAAATTCTGGTTTACCATTGAAAGGAGAGAAAAGGAGCATGGTAAATCACGATACAATTAAAAGTGAACGTTCATTAAGAACTATGATCGTGAGAAATCTGAATAAAGAAATACACGATTCAACAGCGCCTAGTGTAATGTTCATAAAACAAATATTAGATGACGCTTTTGACAGCGGGCTTGTATATGATGTTAGTGATATGAAGCCTGCTGTTTTAGCGTTTGCAGCAAGTAGTACAAACCAAGCTCAAAAATGTATGAAGTTGGTCAGTGAAATGAAGTTCGTTTCAGAAGCTGTACTGGATAATATGGAAGATTATGAGAAAGATGATCTTATATTTTATGATGTGGAAGTCTTTCCTAATCTGTTTATTATCGTTTGGAAAGCTGAAGGAAAAGAGCCGGTTAAAATGATCAACCCAACTCCAGCTGAAATTGAGAATCTATTAAAGTTTAAGTTAGTAGGCTTTAACTGTCGTAGGTATGATAATCATATTTTATATGGAGCTTTGATGGGATATTCAAATGAGCAGATCTATAACCTTTCACAAAAGATTGTGTCTGGAAATAGAAGTGCATTCTTTAGAGAAGCTTATAATTTATCCTACACTGATGTATATGACTTTAGTAGCAAAAAACAAAGTCTTAAGAAATTTGAGATCGAGTTGGGAATACATCATCAAGAGCTTGGTATGAAATGGGATGAATCAGTTCCAGAAGATAAATGGGATTTAGTAGCAGACTATTGTGTAAATGATGTAGTCGCAACTGAAGCTGTATTTAAAGCTAGAAGTCAAGACTTTGTTGCTAGACAGGTATTGGCTGATCTTAGTGGGCTCACAGTAAATGATACAACTAGATCCCACACTACTAAAATTATATTTGGAAATGAAAGACATCCCGAATTGGTCTACACAGATTTGTCCAAGATGTTTCCAGGATACAAATATGAGAACGGTCATAGTTGGTATATGGATGAAGATCCGGGTGAAGGCGGATATGTATATTCAGAGCCTGGTATGTATGGCAATGTAGCATTATTAGATATTGCCTCTATGCATCCAACTAGTATTATACAGCTGAATTTATTTGGTAAGTATACTCATACATTTAATGATATTTTAAATGCACGTTTAGCTATTAAGCATCGAGATTATGATCATGCCAAAACTATGTTGAATGGTGCATTAGCTAAATATCTAACTGATAAGGATCAGGCACAATCATTAGCCCAAGCTCTAAAGATTGTAATCAATAGTGTATATGGATATACTACAGCATCGTTTGACAATCCATTTAGAGATTCTAGAAATGTGGATAATATCGTCGCTAAGCGTGGAGCATTATTTATGATTAATCTTAAGCATGAAGTGCAGAAGCGTGGATTTATTGTGGCACATATTAAGACCGACTCGATTAAGATTCCTGATGCAACTCCAGAAATAATAGAGTTTGTAAAAGAATATGGACGCCAATATGGTTACAACTTTGAGCATGAGGCCACGTATGAAAAAATGTGTTTGGTTAATGATGCTGTATATATTGCTAAATATCTTAATGGTGATTGGACAGCTACTGGAGCGCAATTTCAAATACCGTATGTCTTTAAAACATTATTCTCTAAAGAAAAGATAGAGTTTGATGATCTGTGTGAGACCAAATCTGTTAGTACAGCGTTATATTTAGATTTCAATGAAGGTCTTCCGGAAGATGAACATAACTATATGTTTGTCGGAAGAGTTGGAAGATTCTGTCCAATAAAACCTGGTTGCGATGGCGGAATTCTTCTGAGAGAAAAAGATGGTAAGTATAATGCAGCAACCGGATCTAAGGGATATCGTTGGATGGAATCGGAAATCGTTAAATCTTTGAATAAAGAGAAAGATATAGATTATAGATATTTTAATGCTATGGTCGATGAGGCTGTAGCTTCGATATCGGAATATGGCGATTTCGAATGGTTTGTATCAGATGCACCTTATGAAGGAAATGGTGACATTGTGTTTGTCGGTTATAAAAATAAAACAATTAAACAAGCAGCTTAAAAAAAAGGAGTTAAAAAATGAGTTTATTAAGTAAAGCAGAAAACGATAGCATCTTCACAACATTAACCAATGGTGACATTTCAATTGAACATGCTGTGGTAATTTGGTCTAACTTCGCAGGAAGACCGACGAAGTTTAATCCACAGGGAGGTAAAAGAACTTTTAATATTGTTCTTCCTAGAAAAATAGCTGACGAGCTCACAGCTAATGGTTGGAATGTTAAAGTTAGAGAACCGAGAGATGAAGATGATGATCCGTTAATTTTCACAGAAATAGTATTAAATATGGATAGTCAGTATCCGCCAAAAGTATATCTTTGTTCGGAGTTTGGTGGAAAGAAATCCATGAATACGTTAGATGGTTCTACCGTTGGCGAATTGGATGATCTTGAAATTGAAAACTTTGATATTATTATTCATCCGTATGAGCATGGTCGTACAGAAGAATATAGAATTAAAGGATATGCTAATTCTATTTATGCGACACAAGCACATAATTTCGACTTTGGCGGAAAGTATGACGGTTATGGAGTAGAAGGAGAATTACCGTTTGATTGATCTATATGATTATCAAAAAGAAGCATTAGAAAAAATAAAAACCGGCGCCATCTTATGTGGTGGCGTCGGAAGCGGTAAAAGTTTAACGGCCTTAGCATATTATTATAAAAACGAGAGAGCCAAAGATCTATATATTATTACAACAGCTAGAAAAAGAGATACAAAAGAATGGGAACAAGAATGTTCGCATTTTGATATTTCTAAAGTGACAATAGATAGTTGGAATAATATTAAGAAATATATAGACGTGGCAAACTCATTTTTTATTTTTGATGAACAAAGGGTTGTTGGTTCAGGTGCCTGGGTTAAAGCATTTCTTAAAATTACTAAAATAAATAATTGGATTTTATTAAGTGCTACTCCAGGCGATACCTGGATGGACTATGTGCCGGTATTCATAGCCAATGGATTTTATAAAAACAAAACAGAGTTTACAAGGCGACATGTCATATTTAGTAGGTTTACAAAATTTCCAAAAGTTGAACGATATATTGAACAAGGAAGATTAATCCGATTACGTAAAGAAATACTTGTAGAAATGGATTATCATAAAAAGACAGTTTCACATAATGAAGTTATACAAGTTGGATATGATCGAATTATGTATAAACAACTTTTGAAAGACCGTTGGAATATATTTGATGATGAGCCTATTGTTAATGCATCGGAACTTTGTTATTTAATGCGAAAAATTGTTAATTCGGATCCTAGTCGAGCACAAGCAATTTTAGATTTAACGTCAGCTCATAATAAAGTAATTATATTTTACAATTTTGATTATGAACTTGAGATATTAAAATCTATAGACTATGGAAAAGATTTTTCTGTTGCTGAATGGAATGGACATAAGCATGAGTCGATTCCTAAAAAAGATAAATGGGTTTACCTAGTACAATACACAGCAGGAGCTGAAGGATGGAATTGCATAGAGACAGATACTATTATTTTTTATTCACAGAATTATTCTTATAAGATTTTGCATCAGGCATCAGGAAGAATTGATCGTTTGAATACACCATTTGAAAATTTATATTATTATCATTTGCGATCAAGCGCGTCAATTGATCTTGCAATTTTTGCGGCTCTTAAAAAGAAAAAGAAATTTAATGAAAGCAGTTTCGTAAACATGTAATTTTCTTTTTGCAAGATTTACATGGTATATAATAGAGGGAATAAGAAAAATTACATTTTCTATATTTTTTTTGGAGACTGTTTATGAAAGAGAGTCAATTTCAAAAAAGTGTAATCGACGAAATTAAAGAGCGATTTCCAGATTGCATAATTATGAAAAACGATGCTAGCTATATTCAAGGAATTCCTGATTTATTAATTTTGAATAATGATAAATGGGCTGCACTTGAATGCAAGCGAAATAAAAATGCATCTCGTCGGCCTAATCAAAATTATTATGTGGATAAGATGCAAAAAATGTCTTATGCGAATTTCATCTATCCTGAAAATAAGAAAGAGGTAATAGATGAACTTCAACGAGCATTCGAAATTTAAAGGGTTACATTCTTTTCTTTCGCCATCTAGTTATCATTGGATAAATTATGACGAAGAAAAATTAGCAAATACATATGTTAAATATTTAGCTCGTGAAAAAGGAACTCGTTTGCATGAGTTCGCATGCGAAGCTATTACACTTGGAATTAAATTACCAAGAAATAAGCAAACGCTAAATATGTATGTGAATGATGCTATAGGATATGTAATGACTCCAGAGCAACCATTGGTATATTCAGAAAATGCTTTTGGAACTGCTGACGCTATATCTTTTAGAAAAAATCTATTAAGGATTCACGATTTGAAAACCGGAGAATCGCCTGTATCAATGAATCAGCTGCTAGTATATGCAGCTCTTTTTTGTTTGGAGTATAAAATGAAACCTTCGTCCTTTGATACAGAATTAAGGATTTATCAATCTAATGAAGTTGTAGTGCATCATCCAGAAGTTGATGAAATAGTGCCAATAATGGATAAGATCATTTCTTTTGACAAAATAATCAGGCAAATAAACGAAGAGGAGAAATAAAGTGAGATTTATTTTTGAAGACGAAGGCGAAAAGTTATTTCACTATGGTACACCGAGACACTCGGGAAGATATCCTTGGGGATCTGGAGATAACCCATATCAGCATAATGGCCCTGCGTTAATTTCAACAGTAACAGATATGAGAAAATCTGGTAAATATAGTAGTGACACAGAAATAGCCAGAGAATTAGGAATGAAATCTTCTGAATTTAGAACTCGTTTATCTGTTGCGAGAAATGAACAAAGAGCTGCTAGATCAGCTGAAGCATTTAGACTTCGAGAAAAAGGAATGTCTACTCAAGCTATAGCTGATCGTATGGGAATTCCTGAACCAACTGTTCGAACTTTATTAGATCCACATGTTAAAGTTAGGACATCTCTAACACAAGATACAGCCGACCAATTAAAAAAATATGTCGATAAGAAAAAATATGTCGATGTTGGAGCTGGATCAGAAATAGATTTAGGGGTTTCTAAAGAACGTCTTAAAAATGCATTAACTATTTTACAAGATGAAGGATATGTGGTTAAGAAAATACAGGTTCAGCAGGCTGGAACGAATTTCAAAACAACAGTCAAAGTACTCGCTCAACCTGGAACTGAGACACCGGATATTTATAAAAATAAGCAAAAAATAAAACCAATCAATGAAACGATAGTCAAAGATGGAAAAACAATGCTTGGAATAGAGCCTCCGGTTTCAGTAGATCCTAAGCGAGTACAAATAAGATATGCTGAAGATCATGGCACAGATAAAGATGGTGTTATCGAATTACGTAGAGGCGTAGATGATATATCTTTAGGTGGAGCTGAATATGCTCAGGTTAGAATAGCAGTAAATGATACACATTATTTAAAAGGTATGGCTGTATATTCTGACAATTTACCAAAAGGTGTAGATATTGTGTTTAATACAAATAAGCATAAAGGTACACCAATGCTGGGCGATAAAGATAATACAGTTTTAAAGCCTCTTAAAACTGATAAAGATAATCCGTTCGGTGCCAGTATAAAAGGCGAAGATGAAATAAAGGTTGCTCAAAGATATTATACTGATAAAAATGGCGAAAAGAAATTATCATGTATAAATATCGTAAATGAACCTGGCGATTGGGAGAAATGGAGTAAGAACCTGGCTTCTCAGTTTCTTTCCAAGCAGCCACCATCTTTAGCTAAACAGCAATTAAATTTAGCATATACTCAGAGAAGAGAAGAATTTGAAGAAATAAAAAATCTAACAAATCCTGCATTAAAAAAGAAAATGCTTGAATCTTTCTCTGATGAATGCGATTCTGCGGCTGTAAAATTAAAGGCAGCAGCTCTTCCACGTCAGTCGACTAGTGTTATTCTTCCAGTTCCGGATATGAAGGACAACGAAGTATATGCTCCAAGATATAGAGATGGCGAGCAAATAGCATTAGTTAGATATCCACATCAAGGTAAATTTGAAATCCCAATTCTTACTGTAAATAATAATCAGAAGTCAGCTAGGAAAATGATCCCGCCAGATTCTCCAGATGCAATAGGAATAAATATGAATGTTGCACAAAGATTATCGGGCGCTGACTTTGATGGCGATACTGTAATATGTATCCCAACTAAGGGAATAAATATTAAGTCTGAGCCACAGCTAAAAGCATTAGAAGGATTTGATCCTAAGGAAGCATATCCAGGATATCCTGGTATGAAGAAAATGAATAATGCTACTAAGCAGCGAGAAATGGGAATTGTTTCAAATCTAATTACAGATATGACTTTGATCGGAGCTCCTGCTGATGAAATGGCTAGAGCCGTTAAACATGCACAGGTTGTAATTGATGCTGAAAAACACGGATTAAATTACAAACAAAGTGAAATAGATAATGGCATAGCAGAATTAAAAAAGAAATACCAGGTAAAACCAGATGGAAGAAGCGGTGGAGCATCGACCATCATATCTAGAGCTAAAGGCGAAGCTAGGGTACCAGTTAGAAAAATCTATAATATTAATAGAGATGTTGATCCCGATACTGGGGAGAAAATATATAGATATACCGGTGAGTCATATATAGATAAGAAGACCGGGGCTACTAAGATACGTACCCAGAAGTCTACTCAAATGGCCGAAGCTAAGGATGCCATGGAGTTGGTATCAGCTGGTCGGTATCCAATGGAATTAATTTACGCTGATCATGCTAATAAATTAAAAGCTTTAGCTAATGAGGCTAGGAAGGAGTATATTACTACCCCCTCTACCCCCCGTTCTCCATCAGCAGCTAAAGAATACAAGCCAGAGGTAGACTCCCTTAAGGCTAAGCTAAACATAGCCCTACAGAACGCCCCTCGTGAAAGACAAGCACAGTTATTAGCTTCTCATAAGATTGAATCTATGTTAAAGGATAATCCTGATATGGACAAGGGAGAACTTAAACGTGCTAGAGGACAAGCTTTGGGCGCAGCCAGGGCTAAGGTTGGCGCTAAGAAACAGTCTATTGAGATTACAGAACGTGAATGGCAAGCTATTCAAGCTGGTGCTGTATCTACTAATGTACAGATGCAGATCTTTAGTAACACTGATCTCGATAGACTTAAAGAGCTAGCAACACCAAGACAAACTAAGACAGTATCCAATGCTCGTGCTGCAACCATTAGAGCTATGCTTGCTAGTGGTTACACAATGTCTCAAGTTGCTGATCAGTTTGGTTTGTCAGTTTCAACAGTTTCAAAGATTGCAAACAACAAAAGTTAGAAAGGAAAGTTGAATGTCAAAAGAGTTTATGCTAACAACAGTTGACAATGAATTCAATCCTTTTACGCAATATGAAGATTGGTTAGCTTATGATTCAAAACATCATTACAAAACACAAGAGCTTTTAGCACTTTTTTCAAATACAAGCAAAGATCTTGAAGATGAAGACAATGATGAAGAATTAAATCGTGCAATGGATGAAATTGTTAATCTGTTTAATGGTAAATTGTTTAAAAAAGTGACTGAAGATGACTTTAAATAGTTGTCTTAGCCTCCCTCGTGCCTCATTTCTTGAAGACACGGGGGAGGGGTCGCAAAAATGACACCCCCTATAGCATCGCGGCGATCCTCAAAAATTCTCCGGGGGTGATATTTTAGTTATATTTTACACTTATAGAGGTAGTTATGTCGTTTACAGAAGCTTTAGAGATCCTTAATAATGGATTTCCAACATCAAAAATCCAAAAAGCTAATGAAAAGTCTTTAGAAGCTTTAAGAATCATGGCTGCAAAAGAAAAAGAAGATGCTGATACTGATAGAGACGTATAAGGATGTTTCGCCACTGTTGTCTCCTTACTTAAAACTACCAAAAAACTGCATCGATTCTTATACGTTTCTATGAGTATCTGGATCTAAAGTACACTAGAATTATATTTAAACTGAATGATACTCATAGAAAAGGAGTTGAGAAGTTACTATGTCACGTACGAAGAAACCCTCAGAATCTACTAATGAGGTTCTGAAAAAGAGGAGACCTGCCAGCGATCCGGAAGCTAGAGAGAGTCAACTTATAGCTTTAGCCGTTGACCTGGCTGAGAAACAATTAATAGAGGGTACAGCATCCTCTCAGGTAATTACACATTATTTAAAGCTTGGAACTACTAAAGAAAGAATAGAACGAGAGATATTAGAGAAACAGAAAGATCTCATCACAGCTAAAACCGAATCAATCAAGTCAGCACAAAGAGTTGAGGAATTATATTCTGAAGCTCTTAAAGCTATGAGTCGTTACAGAGGACAAACTGCTGATGACCACGTTTAAAACTTATGAAGATTTAGTGAAACTTAATACTTTTGAAGAACGTTTTCGGTATTTAGTATTAGATGGTATCGTCGGAGCAGAAACTTTTGGCTTCAATCGATACCTTAATCAAGTTTTGTATCGTTCTCCAGAATGGAAACGACTAAGAGATCAAGTAATAATTAGAGATGGCGCGTGTGACTTAGGTATTGAAGATCGTATTATAGGTGGACGCGTTATTATTCATCACATTAATCCAATATCTAAAGAAGACATTGAACTTCGACGTCCTTGGGTGATGGATATGAATAATCTAATATGTGTTTCTCATAATACTCATGAAGCTATACATTATGGTAATGAAGATTTGTTAATCAGTTCCAAGCCAACTATAAGGTATCCAAATGATACTTGTCCATGGAGATAAAAAATGGAAGAAAGCATCTTAACAAGCATTAAGAAATTGTTAGGGATAACCGAAGAGTACACCCATTTCGATCAAGACATAATAATGCACATCAATTCGGTCTTTACCATTTATCAGCAGATAGGTATTGGACCTGAAGAAGGTTTTAGGATCCAAGACAAAGAATCAAAATGGAGTGATTTTACGAATGATGAAGTTCTTATGAATTCGGTAAAGAGTGATTTATATTTTAGGGTACGCTTAATGTTTGATCCCCCAACTAATTCTGTACTATTGGACTCGTTTAAGAAACAAATAGATGAATTAGAATGGAGATTGAATTTATATTACGAAAACGGAGAAATCTAATGGCTTACGTTTTCTATAATCCCAATCCAGCTCGATTAGACACTAATGATTGTACTATACGAGCTATTTCAAGAATAATGAAATGGGATTGGGATACTACATATGATAAGTTATGTTTTCACGGATCAATGATGAAGATGATGCCATCAACAAATGCTGTTTGGGATGACTTTTTATTGAGCTATGGATATGAGAGATATCCAATTCCTAATACATGTCCTCGTTGCTATACTGTTCGAGAGTTTTGTGATGACAATCCTCATGGCGTATATCTACTAGCAACCGGTACGCATGTTATAGCTGTTGTTGAAGGCGATTATTACGATTCATTTGATTCTGGTGATAATATACCTATATATTTCTACATGAAAAGGAGATAAAATGGCCTATACAAATCCTTCAATGCTGAATTATTCAGCTATTCCATCGCAGCAGGTAATGCCTCCTAACACAATGTATTATGCTCAGAATGAGCAGGGACCATTGAATAATTTTTAATCAATGGCCTCGCAGTTTATGGGAGGACCTAATAGATACTAATATTGTGCGCGCAATTTAGTTATAGAAACTCGTCAATTTGCAATTATATTTTCTAAAGGAGAAAATGTATATGTATGGAAAGTTTAAGAAATGAGGCACCTAATGAATATGATCGACAGATGATTGACCGTTATATGAGCGGTATGATGCGTTAATACTAGAATTATATTTTAGAGGGCCTACTTCTTAACAGCTGTAGGTCCTCTATTTTTTACGGGAGAATGAGATGTACGACAAAGATAAAATAGAGGAATTTCTTTTAGGTCATGGTGTCTCTGTTGATGACGCATTAGCTCATCATGGCATTATGGGTATGCATTGGGGCATCAGACGTTTTCAGCCGTACTCTACAGTTCCTCGTGGAAGTGGAAAAGGCGGTAAGGAAATAGGTGATGCCGCTAGAAGAAAAAGTCGGAGAAATAAAACAGTAAGAGTTGCTAGAAAAGCAGTTAGAAGAAATAAGCTTACTCCGAAAAAGAGAAGACAAATCGAACGGGATGTTTCATATGAAGTTGCTAAAAGCATAACAAAAGCTGAGACTGAAAGATTAATAAATAAGCAACTTGATAAAGCTTTACCTAAATCTAAGCGAGATAAGCAAAGATATGAAAGAGATAAAGCAGAAGCTTTAAAGAGTGGAACAGCTAGCGATATTTTAAGATTTAAAGGTGATCTTACAAACGAAGAGCTACGAAAAGCCAAAGAGCGTCTGAATCTTGAAAAAGATTTACAGGGTTTGCAAGAATATGAGCGTCAGGCAGCAGCTAGAAAAGTGCAGAAAGTATTTGATACTGTTGATTCGGTACAGAAATATACGGAGACAAGTATCAGAGCATATAATTCATTTGCCAAAGTTGCTAATTCTTTAGGCGGAAAGAACTTACCTATAATAACTGATAAGAAAGGCAATGATATTTCTAAAAATCCTAAAGCAGCAGCATATGCTATGCAAGCTATTAAGAAATACAACTCAGCTAAAGCCGAAGCTGAAAATGATTACTATCGCAATCCTATAAAAAATGAAGCTGGTGCAATATTAACGAAAGAAAACAAAGAACGTTATGATCAAGCTATTAAAGACGCTGAAAAAGAGTTGACTCGAGCTAAACAGTTTGCGAGAAATTATCAGGACATTGAAAAGATTACGTTAGGTTACGACCCAGATGACAAAAATGATTAGGAGCTAAATTATGTCATTATCTAATACGGCTACGCCGATTTACTACGGCCAATTTAGAGATGCCGTGATTAGAGGAGAAATACCGGTTAATAAAGAAATTGCAATGGAGATGAATCGAATAGATAAACTCATTGCGAATCCTGGTATTTACTATGATGATGAAGCAATTAATGGATGGATTGAATATTGTGAAAATGAGCTAACATTAACTGATGGCTCAGAATTGAATTTATTAGATACATTTAAATTATGGGCCGAGCAAATCTATGGATGGTACTATTTCGCCGATCAGAGTGTATACGATCCAGATCTAAAGAAGTTTGTGACTAAGAGGATTTGTAAACGGTTAACTAATAAACAATATTTAATAGTTGCTCGAGGAGCTGCTAAATCTATGTACGCTTCTTGTATACAAGATTACCACTTAAATGTTGATCTATCTACAACCCATCAAATTACAACAGCTCCTACGATGAAACAAGCTGAAGAAGTTATGTCGCCTATTCGAACTGCTATAACAAGAGCGAGAGGCCCATTATTTCAGTTTTTAACTGAAGGTTCTATACAGAATACTACCGGTTCGAAAGCGAAAAGAGTAAAATTAGCGTCTACTAAAAAGGGAATAGAGAATTTTTTAACTGGGTCGTTATTAGAAGTTCGTCCAATGAGCATTGATAAGCTGCAGGGTCTTCGATGTAAGATAGCCACTATCGATGAATGGTTATCAGGTGATGTACGAGAAGATGTTGTAGGCGCTATTGAGCAGGGAGCTTCTAAAGTTGATGACTATTTGATTGTGGCTACAAGTTCTGAAGGAACGGTAAGAAGTGGAAGTGGCGATACAATCAAAATGGAATTAATGAAGATACTTAAAGGTGAGTATCAAGATCCGCACACATCGATCTGGTATTACAAACTAGATGATGTACAAGAAGTTAATGATCCAAGCAAATGGTTAAAAGCAAATCCTAACTTAGGAAAGACCGTATCTTACGAAACGTATCATAGAGATGTGGAACGAGCTGAGAATGCACCAGCTGTTCGTAATGATATTTTAGCAAAGCGTTTCGGTATACCAATGGAAGGATACACATACTTCTTTACATATGAAGAAACTCTTCCACATAGAAAAAGAGATTTTTGGTCTTTACCGTGTTCTATGGGCGCTGATCTTTCGCAAGGCGATGATTTCTGTGCATTTACATTTTTATTCCCACTACAAGATGGAACGTATGGCGTTAAAGTTCGTAGCTATATTTCATCACTCACTTTAAAGAAACTTCCCGGGGCTATGAGAGCCAAATATGAAGAATTTATGAGAGAAGGAACTCTCATAATTCTAGAAGGGTCTGTATTAGATATGATGGATGTTTATGACGATCTTGATAGATTCATCATTGATTCAGACTTTGATGTTAGATGTTTTGGATTTGATCCATATAATGCAAAAGCATTTGTTGAACGTTGGGAAATGGAAAATGGCCCATTTGGTATTGAGAAAGTCATACAGGGTGTAAAAACTGAATCAGTTCCATTAGGAGAGCTTAAGCATCTGTCAGAAGAACGGATGCTTATTTTTGATCAGGAGCTTCTTTCTTATACCATGGGAAACTGTATAACAATCGAAGACACTAACGGTAACCGAAAATTACTTAAGAAGCGATACGAGCACAAGATCGATAATGTCTCAGCTTTAATGGATGCTTGGGTTGCTTATAAGTTGAATCACGAGGCATTTGAGTAAAAAAATGAGAAACGATTATAGAGATTATCTTATGCACTATGGTGTAAAAGGTATGAAATGGAGGAAGCATAAAAAAGCCAGCACATCTAGTAATACCTCTTATAAAGATAATATATATTACGATGAGATTATACCCGATGAAATAATATACGATAAGAAAATCCCGGATAAGAAAAAATACGATAAGAAAATATCAGATAAGAAAACACGTCGTAAACGAAAACAAGCCAAAAAAGCTGTTAAAAAGGTAGTTTCTAATGCTGTACATTATAACCGACCAAAAGGACCAAAAGTATCATATAGTGCCAATGGAAAGCATTATACTGTGCAGGAAGTATCGCCATCTATATATGATCGAGTTAGTCAAATCAATCGAGATGTTCAAAGCGTAGTAGCACGTAATACCGGAAAAGTTATACAACCTAGAAAAAGAAAGAGGTAATTATGAGAAACGATTATAGAGATTACCTTATGCATTATGGCGTAAAAGGTATGAAATGGCGTCATCATCGGACATCATCGCCTAGTAATTTGTCCGAATATGAAGCACAGCAGAGATATGCTGAAAATCAGAGAAGAGCTAATAATATAGCTAATAGTTTGAATTCCACCACCAAAATGGTTCAGAAATCAGTTCCGTCTAAAAAGCAGGTAGCCAAAGAGCATCCAGTTAAATATGGAAGACACGCTGTTAAAAAAGGAATAACAACAGCGAAATATCTTCGTAATAAGTATTCTCCTGATAGAAAAGCTGCTCGAAGACGAAATGAGGCGGTTATAAAACCATGGGCAGCTTCTAGAAATACAATGGATGTTGCTAAAAAAACATTTAGTAAAGGCGGAGCAATTAGACCAGTTACGAAAAGCGGTAAAAAAGAAAAACGTCGTAGGGCTAGATATCAAGTTGATCAGACCGTTAAACGAGCTTTAAGAACTGCTTATCGTAGAACTACGGTATAAGTATTATGGAACAATGGAGAAAAGAATTATATTCTGATTACTTAGCTCATCACGGCGTTATGGGTATGCATTGGGGCATTCGTCGTTATCAATCTTATTCAACAGTTCCTCGTGGAAGTGGTAAGGGCGGTAAAGAGATTGGTGAGGCTAAAATAGCTAAACAAAAAGCTAAAAAAGCTAAAAATCAGCAAAAGCTAGCTAAGCAAAAAAGCAAAAGATCATATCAAAGAGCCATGGCAAGACACCTAAAAGGTAAGACGCCAAGCACACCAATGCAAAAAATGGCTATTAATAAAAGTACTAGAGCTGAAATGAAGATTGCTAAAGCCGAGAATAAAATAGCTAAGTATAATAAACAATCTAGTAAACAAATATATAATGAATTAAATAGTATTGTTAAAGGCTCTAAAGATCCTGATGACGCTTTTAGAGATAGTGAAAAAGTAAAAGCCATATTAGTATCAAAAATGTCACAGCCTCAAAAAGTAAAATATAAAAATGCTTATGATACATTAAAAAGTACTTTTTCGGATAATGAAAAATATGAAATCTTATTAGAAAAAAAAGCTTTAGAAATAGGCGTAAAAGAAGCTAAAGAAGCTGGGACATATAAAAAAGGTGATCCGCCTTTTTGGCATGTTGAGGATTATCATTATGATATGGCTGAGGATATTTTAAGAAAATCTAATAAAAAATTATATCAGGCTAGCGAACAATATAATAACGCTCGATATGACATTGAAGATATAGCTAGAGAATTAGTGGATTCACATCTCAATCAAAAATATATGAATAAGTCATTAACTGGCGGAACCTATACGATGAATCAGAATATAGAATACAACTTAAGTAATTTATATAAACCGAAAAAATAAGGTAAAAATCTATGCCAAAATTAGGTGAAAGAATCCAGCATGCCTGGAATGCTTTTAGAAATCCAGAAGGTGATTCTAGATCCTATACTTATACATCATATGGTGCCGGTTACGGATATAGGCCTGATAGGCGAAGATTATCCAGAGGTAATGAAAGATCCATCGTTAACGCTGTATATACTCAGATTGCTAACGATGCAGCACAAATAAATATACGGCATGTGAGAGTCGATAATAATGGACGGTACGTAGAAACTTTAGACAGCGGCCTTAATAATTGTCTCACAATAGAAGCCAACGTTGATCAAACTGGGAGACAGTTTATTCAGGATGGAGTGTTCTCCATGCTTGATGAGGGTTGTGTGGCTTTTGTTCCGGTGGATACAACATTAGATCCTAAGAAAACCGGTTCATATGACATCAATACTCTTCGAACTGGAAAAATTACAGCCTGGTATCCCGAACATGTAAGAGTAAATATTTACAATCAGGAATTTGGTCGACATCAAGAAGTTGTGCTACCAAAAGCTATGGTTGCTATAGTAGAAAATCCATTCTATTCAATAATGAATGAGCCAAACTCTACTTTACAGCGATTAATTAGAAAACTTAATTTACTAGATTCCATAGATGAACAGTCTGGAGCTGGTAAATTGGATCTTATTTTACAGTTACCATATGTAATTAAGTCGGAGACTAGAAAAAAACAAGCTGAACTACGTCGTACAGACATAGAGAATCAGCTAGCGAATTCCAAGTATGGAATAGCTTATACAGATGGTACTGAGCGTGTTACACAGTTGAATCGTTCGGTTGACAATAACCTGATGAAACAGATCGAGTATCTGACGAGTATGCTATACAGCCAGTTAGGAATTACCGAGGAAGTTTTCAAGGGTACTGCCGACGAGA